CGTTTGTTGTAAAATCTAAATCTGTAACTTGAACTAATGGGAATTCTCTATTAATATCATCCGATATTCTCTGTTGAAGTTCATCTAATGATGTATTTACTATATTTTCAAATAATAAAGTCCTTAAATCTCCTCCAAAATTAGGTTTGAATACCCTCTCTCCTCTATTTGTTAATAAAAAATTAACCAAATTAGCCTTTATTTGGTCTCGTGTTTGGTATGTTGGTTTAAAAACAGCATCCCCATTCAAAGGAAAGTTAAAACCTATAGCTTTTCTTTCTTCTGAATCAATGGGAAATTTATTTTGGATTATTTGAGCCATTATTATTTTTTTAATAAACTTGAAATCTGGTCCATACTCACATTACCATGACCCAAATTTCCATTAGGTCCCCCCATTCCTTGTTGTGGAGTGAAAGGTACGGCCACATTAGTTGAATTAAAATTCAATTCTGTTTGACCTAAAGCTTGGGCATATTGTTCCCTTTTATTCTCTAGGGTCATTCCTTTGTCCTGTTGGGGTGGGGTATATGATTTGTTTTCTGTGATAGTTGGGGTAGATGTTTGGGATTTAAAGGCTTCAAATAGAATATCCTTCAACTCCTCCCTTATTGCCTCCTTTACCGCGGATTTAATTGCTTTCTTGAATTCTGTTGGTTTCATTATTCTTTTTATTATAAATATTAATTATTTCATTTTTGTTTCCCTTTTTTAAAGGGGCTACTATAGGTTTAACTTGTAACCTATTATATTGGGGGTTATTGTTTAAAAAATTATCAATTCTAAATTTAGCTTCATTTATTAATACCTCTACTGATGAACTATAAGAATACCCATTATTAGATAAATTGTATAAAATTATTTCTTTTGGTGTTTTTTTATTAATTTTGAATTTTTGTGTTGATTTTATTCTTCTTGAATCAAATGAAAATTCATTTTTTGGATCAAATTGAATTTCTAACTTAAAACCTTTATACATTAAAGGGTTGTTGGAATTAGGTTGTAATTGACTTAATAAATTCTTTGTATTATCAGCATTAACATTTGTTGAAGTTATCTGAAATTCCCAAATATTGGTATTATTGTCTGTAAACGGTGATTTAGGGTTGGGTGGGATGCCTTTTGGTTGGAGGTGGGGGAATTTATTATTTTTTATCAAAACCCATTCTCCTTTTTCACCTGAGTAAGGTCCCACATTATTATTTAATACTTCCCCTACATCTTCTTGGGTTAAACCTTGTTCCTGGATACAGTTAGTTAGTAGTAAATCTAACATATTTAATTTCGTAATTACTCCTTCTATTCTAGGGATGGTTCCCTCCAAAGCATCAGGGATCATTCCTACATCACCTTTACCTTTTTTTAATAAGTCTCCTAATGTGTCTAAAGTATCAGCCATAGTATTAGGAACTGTTAAAGGTGTGAATGGTGGGATAGGAATTGGAAGTAATTTTATTACTTGAACTGCAACTTGTAATCCTGAGAGTACTCCTTCTATTGTTTGTCCTGTTTTAGTTAAAGATTCCAAAATACCTTGAAGTGTGGTGAGAGTTGTAACCATTGTATTTTTTTTGGCTATTATTCTCTTAAGTTCTTCTTTTGGAGGACACCCATCTTTAAACTTTTCTATAACTTCATCTATAGTTTGATCTATTTTAAAAGTTGATTTTAAAGCATTGGCATTAAGCGAAGATATTATTTTAGCAAACATTATTTAGTTTTACTTATTTTTGATTTATACGTTTCTATTTTCCCAATCATTTGAGCTGCTTGGATTGAAATAGCTATACAAGAAGATTGATGAGCTGCTGATGGTGTAAAAGGGGCTATCATTATAGGGGCAGAACCTACTGCAGTTCCAAATTTTTGTAATTCCTTTAATAATTTATTTAAATCATTTAAAAATTTATCCCCTAAAATTACAGGTTCAGTAGCATTTTTACTCCCCAACTTTATATCATCACATTCAATTACTACGTTTTCACCAGCAGTAAAGTTTAAGGAACCATTACCCCCTAAAAATACTGATTTTTCCCCACTTATTAAAACACTATCTGTTTTAGCATTAAATACTAATCTATTTGAATTTATAATTACTTGTGATTCTTTATATTCATCAGGTTTATCTGGGGATGAGTTATAGGATGAAAATTCATTGTTAGTAGTCTTAATTGGGATTTTTTGTGTAGATGTTAGATATATACTAGAAGAATCTTCATTAATATTTTCATTTTGTGGAACCCAAGAATCTCTCCCGTCATCGTATTGACCATTTCTAATTAATGTAATAGGATCCCCATCATCACCTTCTTCCGACCAATCATTTTTTGGTTTTCCATCTTTTACAGTACTACCAAATCTTAAACTTTGCCCCCATCTACCTTCATAAAAAATATCACCCTGATAAGGTTGTAAACTTTTAATGTTATTTTTTTGAATAAAAGTAGGTCCAAGGGAAATTTCTTCCCCATTTGGTTGAATTCTGTTAGGGGTTCCGGTTTCAATGGATTGATATGATTGACCCATAGAACTACCAGCAGCTTGTATCATTTGACTTAAAGGGTCTGGTATTGAGTTATGGTTTACACTCCCCCAAGAATTTAAAGGGGAAAAATACCAATATTCTATGGAAGAAACATTTGATTGTATTCCTAAACTTGGTAGAGCTACAACAAACACTAACTCATTTTCAACTGGGAACATCTTTTGATGTGGGAAAATGGGTCTAGCTTTATCCAAATTTTCAAAATTAATTTTACCCTTTGATGGACTTTGTAGTTGTGAAAATAAAATTGAACCTATAGAAGCCCATTCGTCTTTTCTTTTAAAAAGATCAGGATAATCCTCATCATTTAATATAACAGCCTGAACTCTAGCAGGGAAAACCCCAGCTTTGCCTTTATTACCCCCTCTTCCTTGTTTCAGTGATTTTAAGCTCCTCCCCATTTATTTATCTTTTTTATCATTGTGGAGTTTGTCCATTTCTTCTAATAATTGTTGTTTTTCCTCTTCGGAAATTCCAAACCCCCCATCTTCATCAATGTTTTGAATCGCACGTTGGATTATTGTAGCCATTTTAATTAATTGTTCATCGTTTTTGACTCCGATTTCCATATACTCCTTAATAAGAGGAACTATTAGAGTAGCATCTCCTATTTCTTGTACTAGAGGTTTTAATTCAGAAATTAAGGCCGTAACCTGTTCTTCTCTCTTTTTTTGGTTGTTGTATATTTCTTCCAAAATATCAGAGAATTTTTTCTTTCCAAATATTATTGAATCTAATTGTCCCATGATTTTATTTATAAATATTACTAAATAAAACTTTTAGGATGGGAATGATCCTGTCTCTAGATATATTAAATATTTTTCTTTAAATATTTTATGAAGCTGGTTAGCTATTTTTGTAATTTTGGGAGTTTTAACGTCTACCATTTCTCTAATATAAATGTATAATGCCTTTTTATTAAAAACATCAATATTTTCTCTTTTTCGAAATAGTTCAAGAATAGCATCTGCTATTTGTGCATCATATTCTTTAGGGAAAATATCATATATGTGTGTAGTACAATAATCAACATATTGGTCTATGAAAAAAGACAATTTGTCTTCTTTTTTAAACCCTTTAAAACCTAACTCATCATCTGTTGCATTATTATCTTCTTTAATTTTTTCAACACCTATATCAAATTTTGAGGAATTTGTAAATGAGGGGGAGGTAGTATCCAAGTTAGAATAATTTGTTAAATCCGTAATTGGGATATTTTTTATTTTTTTATTATAATTTTTATTATTATCTAATATGACAGATAAGTTAAGTGAATACGGTTGGGGCTTTCAAGTAAAAGTTTTAGCAGCAATGTTTACAGATAGAGTATTTTTACAGCAAATTACTGATATTATACAAGCAGACTATTTTGAGTCAGATGCTAATAGTTGGCTATTAGAAGTTATATTAGACCATTTCCGAGAATATAAAACACCTCCAACGAAAGACGTATTAAAAGTTAAAGTCACAGGCATAGAAAATGACGTGC